TCTTATGTGGTAGCAAAGACGATGGATGGGGCTTATAAAAAAGTTAGAGATTATCTTGATGGTGCGGATATTGGTTTTTCATCTGATCGTGAATTAGATTCTATTGAACTGGTTGCAGAGGATTATGAATATACGGACGTTCGGACAAGATTATTTCAATAATAAGGAGAATCAAAAGATGAAAATCCAGAACTATTAAACCAATGAAAATAATCCTAATATCAATCCTGTTCCTAACATCATGCAACTATACACCGGAGAAGTTAGATTTAGGCGATTACAAGCCGATTCAATTTAATTCAGGGTATGAACCTGGACCCAAGTGGATTATCAGGGATAGAGGGCTAAAAACTAAATATTGGAGGAAAGATGAACAAGAATAAAAAGAGTTTTGTCTATTATTTTCTGGATAGGAATAAGCTTTCAATCAAGGTAATCCGGATCAAGAAAAACAGTCCTTTTGAGGTCGGGATTATCAGGAATAAAATGGAAAGGAAGTTGTTTGATTTAATGTCAAAAAAGTTCAAAAAAGACTTTCCAAAGATAAGGGTCTTACAGTATCTAAACAGTAAAAAAGAGGTCTTGCACCATCATAAACCAGGATTAGACTACAAACTTGAACAGCTTTGATTGTCAAGGGTTTTAAAGGGAAATTAAGATTCAGCTTAGAGCAAGATATTGGCTCATTGCTATTATTTTTATAGAATATCCTTGATTTACTCTATTTCTCATGTAAATATATGGTATATTCCGAAAAAGATTACCTTTTATGGGGTTTGCTTTTGAATTTTAAAAAAAACAGGCAGGAGAAAAGAGAACATGAATCTGCTGTATATTATTTTTTAAGGGGCAACACTATCAACCGGCTTGAACCAATTAAGCTCCCAAAAGAAACAACCATTCCTATTTTCCTAAAGGGTAAACATATTCACGGTCAACCAAGTGGTTGCTTTAAAGTTCCATCTTACTACGCAGGATAATATAATGCCGGTAACTCCCAAGAAACCATGCAGGAAATGTAAAAGGGTTTTAACTATAGAAACCTATTGCCCTGTTTGCGGACCGGTCATAGAACAACGCAAAAAACTTTCAGCAGGAAAGTATGATTCAAAGCGGGGCAACTCTGCACAACGTGGTTATGATGCAGACTGGTTATTTATCAGGAGTAAAAAGATTAATAAGGATTCTCTTTGTGAAGTCTGCCTTAAAAGTAAAAAGTTTATCATTGCAACATTGGTTCATCATATAAAACCGATTGAAACCCATCCACAATTAAGATTAACATTATCAAACCTTCAAAGCGTTTGTATATCTTGCCATGAAATAATCCATAAAAGAAGGGCAGCACAATGGGCAAGCTAACAATCAAATCAAAAGAAAGAAGGAAGTGGATTAAGAGAATGAGGGTATTCCTTGGATTGTGTCGTGGTTGCGGAGAAGATTCACCGGTTACAATGCTTTGTGATAAGTGCAGGACTCAACAGGTTGAAAGAGCAAAGAAGGTTAAGAGATTGAATAGAGAGAAGGACTTGTGTATTTGTGGACAACCTAAGTTGAAACGATCCGAACAATGCCAAAGATGTTATCAGACTAAAAGAAAATACAATGGCAACTATTATTACAGCAGCAAAGATTTACCGGTTGAGAATTTTGTTGAAAAAGTTGATGTATTCTTTCTATATAACAGAGATGGTGGGAAATGCCAGATATGTATATCTCAACTGAAGATGGAAACAAGATTTCCGGACTTAATGACACCGACTATTGACCATATAATTCCGTTGAGCAAAAACGGAGAGCATAGCAAGAAGAATACTCAATTATGCTGTTTCCTATGTAATAGCAAGAAAGGCACAAAGGTACTATCTAACGAAAACCAAGGAAGGTTGGTAGGATGATTTGTAGGTTAGGCATAACAAGGCACGGCAGGGGGGTCTTTTTTAAAAAGAGTTTTTATCTCTTGACCGAATGGTCAGCTTTTTTCTTCCTATGCCAAATTAAAGCGAGGGGACGTTATTAAAATAAAAGAGTGTGAAATAGAAACGCTAATTCCTTACATTAACAATGCCAGGACTCACTCTGATGAACAGGTTGCACAGATAGCTGCCAGTATAAAAGAGTTCGGGTTTAACAATCCTATATTGTGTGATGGGGATAAGGGTATCATTGCCGGTCATGGTCGATTGATGGCAGCAAGAAGGCTTGGACTTTCTAAAGCCCCAGTGATTGAGCTTTCACATTTATCTGACATACAAAAGAAGGCTTATATCCTTGCTGATAATCGATTGGCAGACAATGCCGGTTGGGATGAGGAACTTATAGGGATCGAACTTGAAGCATTGAGTGCAGAGGAATTTGATATTGAGTTGACCGGCTTTAGTTTAGAAGAAGAAAAGAAAGGGTTGACCGAAGATGATGCTGTTCCAGAGGTTGAAGAATCTATTTGTGTCCTGGGGGACTTGTGGATACTTGGTGAACACCGGCTTTTATGTGGTGACAGCACAGACATTGAACAGGTTGAAAGATTGATGGATGGACATAAGGCGGATATGGTTTTTACTGATCCGCCTTATGGGATGGGTCTTGATACTGACTACTCTCAAATGAGTCATAAAGAGGATTCTAAGAAATCCAAAGGTGTCAAAGACAGTAAGGAATATAGGCCCGTAATTGGTGATGATAAGCCGTTTGACATGGGACTGTTTGACTGGATTGATTGCAAAGAACAGTTTTGGTGGGGTGCTGATTATTATAGAGAAACAATACCAAAGGATGGCGCTTGGTTTGTGTGGGATAAAAGAACAGAAGATAATTTTGATAAAATGTATGGAAATACATTTGAATTGTGCTTTTCAAAGCAAGTTCACAAAAGGATGGTATTGAGAATCAGGTGGTGCGGAATATTTGGGAGTGAACAAGAGAGAGGTTCAAATAGGGTACATCCAACACAGAAGCCGATAGAGTTATGTCAATGGTTTATCGATAAGTTTTCACAAGTTGATGGTCGTGTTTTTGATGGATTCCTCGGTTCAGGCAGCACATTAATAGCCTGTGAAAAAACAAACCGCAAATGCTACGGCATGGAATTAGACCCACATTATTGTGATGTAATTATAAAACGGTGGGAAGAATCCACCGGTGGAAAGGCGGTCTTAAATGGCAGGGCGTAAAAAATTGCCGACACAACTAAAGTTATTAAAAGGGACACAACGGGCAGACCGGTTAAACCCAAATGAACCGATGCCTGATATTGGTATTCCAGAACCACCGGAGTTTTTATCAGAAGCAGGGCTTATTGAATGGAACAGGATTTCAAAGCAATTGGTTGACCTGGGGCTTCTTTCTAAAATAGATATGGCAGCATTGGCAATATATTGTCAGGCTTGGGGAAGGGTTGTAAAATATGAGAAGATCATTGCAGGCAAAGGAGAATTATATAAAACAAGTAACGGTAATATTATTCTTTCTCCTGCAATGTGGGTTTTAAACAAAGCCTATGAACAAGTATACAAGTTTGCAGGGGAATTCGGAATGTCACCGGCAAAGAGGGCAAGTGTTACTGCAACGAAGGTTAAAGATAAAAAGAAAGACAAGTTTAAGGAGTTCGGCACTTGAAGCATCCTTTAACAAATAAAGCGAACAAGTATGCCAGGGATTGTGTTTCTGGCAAGGTTAATGTTTGCTTACAGGTTATCCAGGCTTGCCAAAGGCATCTTGACGATATGGAAAGAAAAGACTTTCCGTTTGAATTCGATATGGATAAGTGCGAAAGGTTTTTAAGGTTCGGGGAACTGATGCCCCATTCAAAAGGGGATTTAAGCGGGAAAACGCTAAAGTGGGAACCTTGGCAATGTTTTTGTTTTGGGGTTCCTTTCGGGTGGGTCAGGAAAGATAATGGTCTAAGACGGTTCAATGAAATGTTTTTACTGATACCAAGAAAGAACGGGAAAAGTTTTGGTGCTGCAGTTGTCGGGAATTATATGTTTTCAGCCGATGGTGAAAAAGGGGCAGAGGTTTATAGTGCTGCCGGCTCAGAGAAACAGGCAGACTTTGTATTTGCTCCTGCCTGGAAAATGGCGAAACAAACACCGGCATATAAAAACCGATTTAATATAACCTTAATGGGAACACCGGAAAACCCTGGAAAAATGTGTTCCTTGTCTGATGGTTCTTTTTTTGAAAGAGTGATCGGCAATCCTGGGGACGGTGGGAATCCTCATTGCTGGATACAAGACGAATACCACGAGTCTAAGACCAAAGACTCCTATGATACCGGAAAGACCGGCATGGGGTCCAGGAAACAGCCTATGCTATTGTCAGTCACAACAGCAGGGACAAATACCAAAGTTCCATGCTTTGATTTACAAAAAAGGGTTGAAAAAATATTGTCCGGTGATCTTGTAAATGAAGAATTGTTTGCTGTAATTTATACGATTGATAAGGATGATAAATGGGAAAACTTTGAAACCTGGAAAAAAGCGAATCCGAATTTAGGTGTTTCAGTTTTAGAACCTTATTTAAGGTCACAGCTTCACACGGCCTTGCAGTCACCACGGGACCAGAATTCAGTTAAATGTAAACACTTAAACGTATGGTCAAATGCTGGTCAGGCTTGGATGAATATGGTCGAATGGGGTAAATGTGAAGAAAACCTTAACATAAACGACTTCAAAGGGCTTCCGGTTTCTCTTGGATTGGACTTGGCATCTAAGATTGATATTGCATCCAAGATGTATCTTTTTAAAAAAATCATTGATGCTAAGAGTCATTATTACCTGTTCTCAAGGCATTGGATACCGGAAGAACGGACATTTGACGAAGAATATGCCCATTATGCCGGTTGGGTGCATACAGGCTTTTTAACGGCAACTCCAGGTGCGAGGATTGATATACATGAGATTCAGGAAACAATAAAACAGGATGCAAAAGATTTTGATTTATCCGGATCAGAGAATGGTGGTGGTGAAGTCTGCAACGATCCTTGGAATGCACAGCAGCTTATAACAAATTTATTGAATGTCGGGGTCCAGTGTGTGGAGATACCTCAAAATGTTTCTTTCTTGTCTGAACCAATGAAAGAGATTGAAGCGTGTATCAGGGATGGAAGTTTTCACCATGACGGGAATCCGGTCACAACCTGGATGATGGCAAATGTTTGTTGCAGGGTTGATAAAAAAGATAATATTTTCCCTTTTAAAGAAGGGGATGAAAATAAAATAGACGGTGCTGTTGCAACAATAACGGCAATGGCAAGGGCAATGTATGATGAAGGCATAAAATCAACACCGGTTCCAACATTTGTATGAGGTTATTATGAAAATTGATTTGTCGGATTTATTAATACTGCTTGGTTTGGGGTTGATGGGGTACGGTCTTTATTTGTTTCAGTCCTTGCCTGTATCAATCATTTCAGTTGGTATAATTATTTTAAACTTTGGAATATTACGGTCAATCGTGGGCAAAAGGTAAAATATGGGATTATTTACGAAGATTTTAAGGAACCTTTCAGGACAAATATCTGCTTACGATGATTTCTGGTATGGTCCTGCACAAACGACAAAAGCAGGGGTGAAAGTTGATGAAAAAGAAGCCCTGAAATATTTAACGGTCTTGGCTTGTGTTACTCTTATAGCAGGAGATATTGCTAAATTACCCTTAAATTTATACAAAAAAAGAAAAAGTGGTGGTAAAGACTTAATAACAGATCATCATTTATACGATATTCTTCATAATAGACCGAATCAGGACACAACTTCTTTTAATTTTCGGGAAACTTTACAAGGGCATCTTTTATTATGGGGCAACTCATACGCCTTTATAGACAGGGAAGATATTGGTGGAAAGATAAAAAATTTATGGCAATTACCGGACCCTGGTCAAATAAAGATCCATAGAAATAAAAAGAACGAGCTTTTATACACATATAAAGTCAATGGTGAGGATAAGGTTAGGACAAGGAGAGAGGTTTTTCACATTCCGGGGTTTGGGTTCAATGGTCTTGTCGGTAAGTCAATGGTCGGGCTTGCACGGGAAGCCATTGGGCTTGGGCTTGCAACAGAAGATTTCGGTTCTACTTATTTCGGTGAAGGGACTCATCCTTCAGGAATTTATAAAATAAAGGAAACTTTAACGGAAGAAAACAGGAAACAATTCAATGCAGCATTAAAAGAAGGGTTTTCGGGGCTTGGAAAGGCTCATAAGGTCATGGTTGCAGAGGGTGGGGGAGAATACCAACCATTAACCGTTTCGATGGACGATGCTCAATTTTTAAGCACCAGGGACTTCCAAAAGAAGGAAATTTGCGGAATGTATCATGTTCCACCGCACAAAATAGCCTTACACGGGGCAAATTCTAACCGGAATAATCTTGAACAAGAAAACGGTTCGTATGTGGACTCCTGCCTAATGGGTTGGATTGTCAGATGGGAAAGTGCAATCTCTTTGCAGCTTTTAACAGAACAGGAAAGAAGATCAGGTTTATTCTTTGAATTTGCAGTTCAGGGTCTTTTAAGGGGTGATTCTCAAGCAAGGGCAGAGTTTTATAATAAGATATTCCAGGTTGGTGGTATAAGCCCTAATGAGATAAGAGCTAAAGAAAACATGAATCCTGATCCTTCACCGGAAGCCGATAAAAAGTATATTATGCTCAATATGATACCTTTGGACCAGGCAGATGAACCGTTTGATACAGATTTTAGAACATTTTTCAAGGAACCGGAAACCAGAATTTCAGAATCTCAGTCTATAAGATTACGGGACCGGATACAAAAACAATATGCCCCATTGATTTATGATGCTGCCAGGGCGGTCGTAAATAGAGAAACCAAAGCGATCAAGAAGGAAGCATTAACACCGACAAGAGATAAAACTTCCATGAAGGTCTTTTTGAATGATTTTTATGAGAAATTCCCTGAATATATTGAACAGAAAATGGGACCGGTTTTAAGGTCTTACATTTCGTCCATTATAGATGCCACAAATAATGAACTGAAAACTGAAGAAGATTTAGAAAAAGATACTCAGGAATATGTTGATACTTACACTTTAAGACACGTTTCTTCTTCCAAGGGTCAGATGCTGGCAATTGTTCCTGACGGAATGGATGCCATAGTTCAAAGAGCAGATGAATGGCAGGACAAAAGACCGGACAAGATAAAAGCAGACGAAGGGGTCAGGGCATCAAATTTTGCTTTCCAGGCAGTTGTATGGTCGGCAGGGCTTTCTACAGTCTGGAGAATAAGAGGGGCAGAAACTTGTCCATATTGTAAAAGCTTGAACGGGAAAAAGGTGGGTCGTGGACAAAGCTTTGTGAAGTCTGGTGACAAATTAGACCCTGCCGGTGCTGACGGTGTAATGAAAATAAACGGTACTAAATCTCATCCTGGGTTGCATCAAGGTTGTGATTGTTATTTATCTATAATTTAAGAGGTGAACATGAAAGAAACAAGGACAATAAAAACACCGGTCAAGGTTGAGAAACGAGGTGACGGGACTATAAAAAGCATTGTCGGGTATCCTATTATTTATAATAAAGACAGTGAGGACATGGGATTTATCGAACGGATAGCACCAGGGGCAGCAACAAAAGCTTTAAAGGCTTCAGATGTTAGGGGACTTAAAAACCATGACGCTTCTTTAATCTTTGCCAGATCAGGGGTGAACCTTACTTTGGTTGAGGACAAGACAGGCGTTAAGATGGAAGCGACTCCTGTAGACACTCATAATTTTAGAGAAACGGCAAAAGAGGTTGATCTTGGATTACTTGACGGTCAATCTTTTTCCTTTAATATTCTTGCAGATGAATGGAAAGACCTTGAATCTGATAAACCTCAAAGGACCATAACTGAATTCGGCTTAATATACGATGTTGGACCGGTTACTTTCCCTGCTTATCCTGATACTACAGTGGGGCTTAGAACGCTTGAAGAAGCCAGGAAAGACGTTATTCCAGAAACAAGAATAACGATTATTGAGGGTGACACTGAACACGTTTTTACCGGTGAGAATCGCTTTGACGATGCTGCCGAAAAAATAAGGGCAATAGCAAATCCAACGATCCCTGCTGCTGCTAACACTGAACCTGATCCAACGATCATTGAAGGTTCTGTTTTGGATAGGATAAATTCAACTTTAGAGAGGTATAAAAAATGAACATCAAAAAAATGAAAGAGGACATTGAGATTATCGTTAAACAGCTTGGCGATATGAGATCATTAATTGAGTCTGAAAATAGAAAACCGAATGAAGAAGAACGCAAACAGGCGAATTCTTGGTTGAGTGAGATTGACGAGCTTGAAGCAAATATTACCTTGGAAAAACGAACACAGGGTATGCTCAGCCGTACAAAAAAATCTGCAAAAGAACCAGATATAACTCCTGTCAGTGCTATTGAACAGGAAAAAAGGGACACCTTTGCTTCTGACGGTGAGTTTTTAATGGCTGTTATGAATGCTGCTGTTCCAGGGAGAGCGGTTGATCCAAGACTCTCCACAAGAGCAGCAACAGGGTTAAATGAGGGGATTCCTTCTGATGGTGGTTTTCTTGTCGGAACGGAAATGTCAACCAGACTCTTGACGAATACTTGGGCAAGCGGTCAAATCTTGCCACAGGTTAACAAAGTAACTCTTGGTGGAAATGCCAATTCAATGACATTTAACGGAATTGATGAAACATCTAGAGTGAACGGCTCCAGGGCAGGGGGAATTGTATCATATTGGGTAAATGAAGCAGATACCATTACACCGTCAAGACCTAAGTTCAGAAAGATTGATTTGAAACTAAACAAACTTGTTGGGGCTTGTTATGTTACAGAGGAAAACCTGGACGATGCTCCAACCATCCAGCAAATTATAGAAGCCGGTTTTGCAAAAGAGTTTGAATTTAAGCTGACTGATGCGATTATAAACGGTTCTGGTGCAGGACAGCCTTTGGGTATTCTTAATTCAGGTTGTATGGTTTCTGTAAGCAAAGAAGCTGGACAGGCTGCATCGACAATTGTATATGAGAATGTTTTAAAAATGCGGATGCGAATGATAGCGGCATCAAGACCAAATTCAATTTGGATTATTAATCAAGATTGTGAAACTCAATTAGATTCTATGTCCTTGGCAGTTGGTACTGGTGGGGTTCCGGTTTATCTTCCTGCCGGTGGTGCTTCAGCACAACCGTACAGCACTCTTTTTGGTCGTCCAGTGGTTCCGATTGAGCAATGCGAAACGCTAGGAACAACCGGTGATATAATGTTGTGCGATTTTTCACAGTATCAAGCGATTGATAAGGGTGGAATGAAAAGCGATGTATCTATTCATGTGCAGTTCCTAACAGACCAGCGTGTTTTTCGGTTTACGTACAGATTTGACGGGGAACCTGTCCTTGGTTCGGCAATCACTCCATTTAAAGGAACAAACACTCTTTCCCATTTTGTTAAATTGGATACAAGAGCATAAAGAGAGGTATAAAAGATGAAATTTCCAGAAATTTATAAAGTAGTACCGATTGCAAGCGATATGGACGTAAGTGCTTCAGCAACAAATCCATGTGATTCTATTAACATGAAGAATTACCACCATGCAACCTTCCTTGTTAACCTTCAGACACTTGGCGGGGCAGCACTTTATTGCGAAGTGTATTCAGGGGCAACGGATGGTGCTTTAACCAGTGCCTTGACCTTTCACTATGCTTTTATGGGTGCAGCAGCTTTGGCAGCAAATGCCGATGTTTTAGCAGCAGATGCCACAAGTGCAGCACTGGTAATTGCTCATGCAACATATGATAATTATATGTTGGTTGTTGAAGTTGATGCAAGTGATATGGATGTTGCAAACGGAGAAAATTGGTTAACACTTTCTTTCCCTGATACAGCAACCGGGGCAACCGGCAACCTGTCAGCAGTGGCAATCCTTGAACCACGTTATACCGGCAATCGGTCATTAACTGCCTTGACTTAAAATCCTGGGGGTGTAAAAGCCCCCTTAAAAGGAAGGTGACAAAATGACAATGCATATATATTTCAACCAGGATAAGGACGGTTACAAAGAAGGACAAAGCTGTTATGTCGAAAGAACTTTAGCAAGACGGTTTTGTGAGAACGGAGTGGCTATTCCTTACCAGAAACACTTGGATAATATTTATGATGCTGAACAGGCAAAGAAGCCTGTAAAGAAAAAGATGATCTTTAAATCGGTATCTAAGAAACAAAAAAAAGCTGAAAAGGCTACAAAATAGGAGTGCTGACAAATGGCAAACTATGCAGCAAGCACAAGAGCAAGAATATCTGATTTAATCAACGGCATGAGAGTTGAAACAACCATTGCTTTAGGAACGGCAAAACTGATCCAGGCACAGGAAGAAATTTTCAACGTGTATGGTGAAATAAGGGTTCATGGATTATGGTTTGAAGTTACGACTGCAATCTCTGCAACCGCAACCACCATGCTTTTTAATGCAACATTTACGACACCGGCAATCGCAGTCCAGCCGATGACCGGAGCGAGTGGGTCTTTAAGTGGTGTTGCTGCCGGTATTAAGGTCAAGTCTGTAGGTGGGGCAGTGGCAACAGCAGCAGTGATTACAGCAACGGCAGGAATCTCTGATATAGCTCCTGCTGCTCAAGACATTGGTGGTGCAGGATTTATTGGCACTATCGGACAGTTAACAGGCACAGCCAACGCAACAAGTGGAGCAGGGAAGTTTGTTCTTTATTATACTCCACTTTCAGCCGGTGCTTATGTTGAAGCAGCTTATTAATTTTAACGGGGGTGTAAAAGCCCCTTATGAGGTAAAGCATGGCAATTACAGTTACGAGTCCACAGGCAACGGTAGGGTTTATTAAAAATGCGGTAAGTGCCGATGCTTCAGGGACCGAAGAAATTTTAGCGGGAACAGCCGGTAAAAAAATAAAGCTTAAACACGTTACAATGAACAACTTAACGGCAGGGGCATTGACCTTTACTTTATCAGGGGCAGCAGCTTTAATTGGTGCGGTTTCAATCGGGGCAAACAGTTCTTTACAATGGGATTTTAATCCACCGATGGAACTTGCAACTGCTCAAGCTTTAGAGATAACAGCCGGTGCAGGAAACATTTGTGTCTTTTGCCAGGGAACCATTGAATAATATTAAAACAGAATACTATTTATTTAAGAGAATTTATATCAGGGACAAACTCAAATTTGGTTAGCTTTCAAAGTTGGTATGAACACACAGACAAGGATTGAACATGGCTTTTATAGATAAAACAGACTTAAAAACAGAACTTGGAATATCAGGGGCAACGGATGATGCTTTGTTAACTATATTGGCAACCTCTGTTATGTCTATTTGGGACATGATAACCAATAGGACTTGGGCTTCAACAACTTATGCTGAATATGTTGACGGGTATGGGTTCTCTTTCTTTAGAACAAAGAATTATCCTATAAGTGCTATTTCCAGGGTAGGGGTTGGTACAACGGGGGTTATGACGATTGAGAACACCGGAACCGAATCCACAGCAACTTGTGAAGTTCTTTCAACAGGTTTAAGCCTTGTATTAGATAGTGGAACACCGGACGTTACCGTAACCTGGGTTGCCAATACAACAGTGACAGCAGTGGTTGCTGCAGTGAACGCTTTGGGATCGAATTGGGCAGCAACAACAGTATCAGGATATGGTGATTTTAAATCTTCAGAGATATTAACAATGTTTCCTGCAAGCTGTATTGATTCAGCAGAGATTTATTTAAACATTCCTGAAATTTACTTAAACAAATACACTTTAGATAAGGAAGCCGGGATTGTTTATCCGAACTTTAAAATAAAGGATTCTTATCAAACTGTTATTATAGATTATACAGCAGGGTACACTGATGCAAATGTCCCTGCCTGGTTAAAACAATTATTAGTCAGACAAGGATGCTTCTGGTTCACTCAGGCACAAGGAAGGGAATGGGGGACGAGTTCTAAAAACTTTGGTCCTGATGGTGGTACAATGGCATTTACAAAATTGACAGATAATCTTTTACCGGAATTCATGGCAATGGCTAAAAGGAACATGAAGCATGGACTTTAGTTTTAAAATAAAAAAACCTAAGTTGCCGGATAACTTTACAGATATGTTTCTTTCTCCTATGCAAAAGTATATGAAGGAAGCCAGGACCACTACTAAAAATCGCTTTATGTCAGGCATGAGTGATAAACGCCTTGCAACCAAGACAGGGGCTTTAAAACGAAGCTTAACGTACTCTGTAAAGGAAAGACAAGACTCTCTTGTGGGGACCATGAAGTCCTCAAGTATTTATGCTCCTGTTCACGAGTTTGGGGGAACCATTCATCCAAGAGGGTATCCAATTAAAATTAAAAAACGATCTTTCATGTATCCGGGGCTTATTTCAGGAGTTGACCGGTTTGAGAAGCTAATATTTGAATCAGTTCAAAAGGGTTGGGACAAATGACCATATCATTACAGAATACTATTATAAACTCTATTCTTGCCACGCTTGCAAACATTACGGTTGCAAAAGGGTATCAGACAAATATAGATACGATAATGAGGGGCATACGGGACTTACAGGATATGCAGGGAAAGATGCCCGGGATTGCTTTATGGAAGGAACGAAATAACAGGGTCGATGATTACCAGACAGGCTCACAAAGTATCCTTGTCCTGCACGTTTGGGGCTTTGTAAAAGTGGATGCCAGAAATAACGATTATGATGCTTTGGATAAGTTTGCAGCAGATGTTGAAGCTGTTTTGACTAACGCAACATATAATTCTTACAGGAATGATACTTTTATCAGGGACACTGTTTTTTTTGAGGGTGGTGCAGATAATAATCATGGTATCTTTGACATGGTTGTTGACGTAAGATATTTTTATGACATGGGGGATATATGAAAAGTTATCGTGGTTTATTTAAATTAAGTTGTAGCAAAAAATGTAAAAAGGTAAATGAATGTCAGGCAAGCTGTATTAATTGCCCTGATGTTCTTTTTAATGTAATTGATCTTAACGGTAAAGTTGTTGCCACAAGGGTCAAGAAAACCAAGAAAAAGGAGAAGTAAAAAATGGCAGGGAACACAGCACCAATTCACGGCAGAGTTTGCAGGATTGACGATGGTGGGTCATTAATTGATTATTCAGTGGATTGGTCAATTAATGCCAGTATTGATTTAAGTGATGCTTCAAGGCAGGGTCAGGCATGGAAAGAAAACGTAGTTGGTCAGGGTGGTTGGAATGGATCAATGACTTTCCATTTTGTTGCCGGTAATACTGAACAGAAAGCATTGCTTGATAACATTATCACTGCTTCACCAGGAACAAAAATTACAGACCTTAAATTTATGCTTGAAGATACTGGGGACTATTTCTCAGGGAATATCTTTTTGAATGGATTTGCCACAAGTGCAAGCGTGGGTGACACTGTTAATTGTTCCTTTGATTTTACAGGTGACGGGGCATTGGCTCTCACTGTAGCATAAGGGGGGTGAATAATGGCTTCACCGACAACACCGCAACATGGCAGACATGGGGCAATATATAGACTCAGACCGAACGGTTTCTCAGGGGCAGGGCTTAATGATGTTACCTGGGGAACCGCTTATTCTGCTGCTGACTCTGCTTTCTTTGAGGTTGAGATTGATGCAGAGGGAACCCCGGATACTTTTAAATGGAGAAAAGACGGGGGTGCGTATACTGCAACGGTTGCGATTACCGGAGCAGCACAAGCCCTTTCCGACACTCAGACAATTACTTTTGCTGCAACAACAGGTCATACGTTATTGGATGAATGGACGGTTGGGAACTTGTTTGCAGAACCTTGCACTGCTTCCGGTGCTTCGGCTCAGATAACCGACACAACCAAAAGGATTCTTGACCCTAATAATCCACCGGTTTTTACTGATGATGGCGGGAAAACAGTTTTAAGAATTGATTATACAACCGGCACTGCTTATTTTACAGGCAATGTTGGAACTGTAACGGTTGCAGGGAACCTCGGACAAATTGAAACGTCTGGTTTGGAAAAGGTTGGGTATCTTACCGATTGGTCTTTTAATATCACTCTTGATTTGGCAGATCAGTCTTACATGGGTCAGAAGTGGAAACACAATACAGTAGGTCAAGGATCAGGAACGGGGAGTGCATCAAGCTTTTTTATCGGTTCTGATTCAATGATTGACGGCATTACGAATAAAGAGTTCTTCTTTTTGCAACTCTTTAATTACGATCCAGACCAGGACCAGACAGGGGATCATTTTAATTGTTGGGTTTTGTTTTCTGGTGATGCTGTTGCAGGATCAGTTGGGGATAACGTAAAAGAAACACTTGATTTTACTATTGATGGGACTCCATCATTTACAGCTAATGTTTAATAGCGAAAGGGTTTGACATGAAGTTACAAATGTCAAGGGAAACGTACAAGGCAAGATGGGTTAAGTATGAAGATTGCGAATTGTTTTTAAGACCTTATCCGATAGGCAGGAACGATTTTATCATGTCGGTAGATCAGTCTTTAACAGTTCCAGGGGAACAGCGTAAAAGCATTTTTATGTACTCTGTTGAGAACTGGCGAAAGATTGTTGATAGCAATGACAAAGAATTAAAATGCACAAAAGAAACAAAAGAAAGGGTCTTTGATTATAATTTGGGTGGTATTGCCGGTTTTGTGTATTCATGGAATGTCGGGTTTGAGTCTATTATTAAAGGCGAACTTGAAAATTTGCAGCATGGGCAGGATGGAAGTTCGGCAAAGGAAGTTCATCTTGCCGAAAATGTAGAATAGCGGTTAAAGACGGTTTTGTAAAAGTTAAGTGCAAGGGTGAACCGTATGTTAAAAAGTGTAAAAGGGGGGTGGTGGAATTTCTGGACGAATCGAATTCTGACTTCTATTATTTATTTGGCAAGATTTTGCCAGGGTTCCACCACCCTTCAAGCGGTTTCAATATGACACTGATTACAAATATTTTAAACGACTTTCAAATTGAAGCAGATCAACGTCCCTTGTTTTGGGAAAAAATCAATATCGTTATACTGAAGATAAAAGAGATTCAAAATGGCTAAGACATTAAAATTAGAATTAGTTGTTGATGATAAAGGTTCTTTAAAGGTTAAGAAGTTTGGTGATAATATAGACAAGAGTACCACTAAAGCTTCAAAGGGCATGAAAAGCCTTGCTCTTGACACGGCAAGCGTTAAAAAAGCCCTTGGCATAACGTCAGTTGCTTTGGTTGCTTTTGGTACTACTGCTGCAGTTGGGATGGGCAAAGCCATAAAAGCAGCAAGTGACCTGGAAGAAACAACAGGTAAATTCAATGTTGTTTTTGAAAGCAATAGAAAAGAAGCTGAAAAAATGGCAAAAGTCCTTGTTGATTCTTATGCAATGTCAACAAAGGAATCAAAACTTTATCTTTCCAGTATTCAAGACTTATTGGTTCCAATGGGCATGGCTTCCGATGAAGCCCTTAAAATGTCAAATGAAGTTGTAAAGCTTGCTGCTGATTTGGGGTCATTTAATAATTTGCCAACGGCAACGGTAATGCTTGATATTCAGAGTGCTTTGGTTGGTAACTTTGAAACCATGAAAAAATACGGGGTCGTTTTAAACGAAACTGTAATAAAGCAAGCTGCTTTGGACATGGGTCTTTGGAACGGTAAAGGTATGGTGGATGCTAACACTAAAGCCTGGGTTGCATTTAAACTTATCTTAAAAGGTTCTGCTGCTGCAATTGGGGATCAAAAGAGAACAATGGGTTCTTTTGCCAACCAGATGAAGCAGTTGAAAGCTAATATCGAAGACATTTCTGCTGCTATCGGGGTCAAGCTTTTACCTGAAGTAACTGAATGGGTCTTTCAGACCAATGAAATGATAAAACAGAATCCAACTGTTATAGATCAGCTTGGAGAATTTTCTAAGAATCTTTTGGTTGTCGGGACATCTTTGATTAAAGCCGGTGGGTTCAGTGTTAAATTCTTTAATGCGATGGTTGATATTTCCAAAGCAATGGGTCTTGCTTCAACCGGTCTTATAAGTTGGAAAACTGCGATACTGGATGGTGTTTCTACTGTTAAGCTTTTTGAAACTGACTTGGGGTTTTTAGAATTACAGGCTACAAAATTAAGAGATGAGATAGAAGAACTTGATAAGAGGTATGAAAAAACTTTTGGATCAGCAGCAAAAAAAAGAGTCTTGGATAACCTTCAGGAATCAACCAAAGCTTTAAAAGATACCGAAGCACGAATAAAAGATTTAACGTCAACCACTGAAGCATTAAGCTTGGCACAAGATGATTCTTATTTAGATTTTGGCAAATGGTCGGATGGTATTAAAGATGCTTCAAAAGATATCATACAACTTACTGATGATGAAAAAGCGTTAATAAAATTTGAAAAAGATAAACTTGATGAACGTGTTTTAAACTGGAAGAAAAACCATGAGGACATTTATAAAGTTGTCCAGGGATTAAGTAAGGTTGTAGGCAACGAAACAATTTTAGCGATTGCAGAAGAAAAAAAGTTACTTGAAAAAAAGGCAGCAGATTTTAAATTAATCCATGAAGCTTCTTATAAGGTTACAAAAGACTTATCTAACCTTACAATAATAGATCAAGAAAAAGTTAATGCTGCTGTAATCAAAGGGCAAAAAGATATGCTCTTGGCAACAGGAACTTTCTTTGATGGTTTTAAAATCGGCATGAGTGATGCCCAAAAGCAGACTACCACTTGGGCAGAGCATGGTCAAAAAATGGCAGATACTATTTCCAGTGGAATGAGCAAGGCGTTTTCTGATTCTTTCTTTGCTATTATAAAAGGGGATTTTAAAGACATAGGGGATGCCTGGGAAACCCTTTTAAATAGTATGCTCAAAAACTTTACTGATATTTTGGGTCAGATGGCTACAGAATGGGCGTTAAAACAAATCTTTGGGTCCAATGGTTCAGGGGGTTTGATCGGAAGCCTTACCGGTGGATTGACAGGGGGAAGCGGTAGTGGTGGAGGTTTAAGTGGTTTAATTAAGTCTTTGCTTGGTGGTGGCAGTACTTCTGGTGCTGCAGCAAGTGCTGCAATTGCTGGCAACACAGCTTATAGTCTTGAAATAGGAAACGCCGGGATTATCGGTGGTGGGGGTTGGGGGGCTGGTGCAAGTGCTTCAGCTTCAGGATCAGGTTTCTTGTCAAGCGGTCTGGCTTCCGGTTTAGCAACGGCAGGGTTTACAGCTTTCGCCGGTTGGGTTATGAAAGGAATCCTTGAAGGGTTCCAGGCTCCTGGATGGTCAGAACTTCCTGCTATTGGGTTTGGTAAAAAAGGGTTCACATATCCAAAAGCGGTCGGGACAACTATTTATTCAGACGAATTCGGATTTGTTGCCGGGGCTGGTAACCTTGGTCTTGCTCCTGAAAAAGAAAACCAGATAACTCAGATGGTAGTTGATTATTTTGACGGGGTTTTTAATGAGCTTAACAAAATACCTGGGGTTGACTTAGCAAAGACCTTACCTGAAGCTTATTTTAAAAGTATCCAGGTTGATGAGAAGGGTCTTGATGTTGCTTTACAAAAATTATCTGATGAAGTCTTTGAAGATATAATAGATGCTCTTTTATTGTCCCTTCATCCTGAAGCCGGTAGCACGATTGAAAAGCAAAAGAGAATGACCAGCTTATCAAATTCGGGGTTGTATGGTTTAGAGGCATACGAGGCAGGGGTTGTGCAGCAGGGAAGCCCTATTTATAAAGAGTTCGATCAAGAGGTAAGCAATCTTGCAGGGGCTTTAAATTTAGATTTCTTCAAGCAGTTGGGTGGTGGTAATGTCCTTGCTGGCATTTTGGGATACGCAAAAGAATGGGAAGCACTTCAAGTTGTGGGTGGTTCTACTGGTGTTCCTTCGGGAAGCACAGGGGGTTCTACTGGAGGAAGCACTGGTGGTTCAACTGGAGGTAGTACAGGGGGTTCAAATGCTGGTCCTTCAGGTGGTGGCGCTGCAACGGTTGCAGGGACAGGTTCAGGGGCAGCAAGCAATCAATTATTAAATATAATGTCAAGTTATGGTTTGACAGGGAATACGAGTGCAGAAATATCAGCAGCTTTAGCAAATTGGGATAATTCAGAGATATTTCAAAAAGCTGCATGGTCGGAAGAGTTTGGTATTTCTCCGGCTCAAATAGCGCAAGATGTCAAGGCGTTACACTCCTACGGGTATGACCAGGGTGGGCTTATAGACAGTCTTATTGCTCCTGCAGATGATGGGTTGGCTTCAGTTCAAATGGGTGAAGGTGTTGTGTCTAAAAAAGGGATGGCAGCACTGGAAAGAATTAATAAAGGGGAAACAGGATTCCATATAGGTTCTTTGGTAACGATAAACGGAACGCTTGTTGCTGATGAAGATGTTTTTAATGAGTTTGTTGATAAAATAGAAGATCGGTTAACTCAATTAAGTAGGTGGGGAAGATGACTTGTCGATTCTTATATAATAACTTAATATCTGAAAGTATGTTTACTGTTTCTTCTGTCAGGACAGGACTTGTATCTAACGCCTTAAAAGACGGATCTGGTTCTGCAACAATAACAACAGCCGGCAATTATTCCGGAACGACTGACCTTGAATATCTTGTTCAGATTGATTCTATTGCCGGTGGTGCTGAAGTGGGTCAGGCTACGTTTAAATGGTCGGATGGTGGGGGTTCGTTCGATGCTTCTGGTGTTACCACTGATTCATCTCCAATCACGCTTAATAATGGTGTTACGATAGCTTTTACTTCAGGGACGGGTGCAGACTTTGTTGTGGGTGATAAGTGGTATTTTAAGGGCATAAACAATTTTTCTGCCGGTAAAATGGTTGATCTTAATCGGGACACAAGATACCGGAGTTCTGCTTTAGAAACACCGAACACGATCTTAATTGATTTTGGAACGGCACAGGCTATTGATAGTTTTGTTATTTACGATCATAATTTTACCAGTGGGGTTACCTTGACTTTAGAGGGGAACGCCACCGATGCCTGGGGTGGTCCTTCTTATAGTGAATCTGTTTCGTATGCTGCCGATAAAATCACTTTTTATCTTTCGTCTGCTCAAACTTACAGATACTTTAGATTAGAGGTAATAGATGCTGCAAACAGTGACGGGTATATCGAAATAGGAGAAATGTTTTTAGGGGCATATTTTGAACCGGCTCAGAACTTTTCTTTCGGGTCAGGCTCCAGGGGGACCAGGGCATTAATAGATAGGAACAAAAGTGCTTACGGTGTTGAGTTTAAACGCTTTTATAATTACCAGAAAATGTTTAATTATGCTTTTGAGAACATAACAGACATTGCAGATTTTCAGACAATGTTTGATGCTTTGGGTTCACGGTCTGCCGGGACGGTTGATGCTTTATTTTTTAATGAGGACTCAGAATCTTTAGCGAACACTTGGCTTGTTAGGCTTGAGGACTTACCTTACAGTCTTTCTCAAAACACGGAACGGTCAACCGTTTTAAGAATGGATGAGGTCTTAAAAAGTGTATAGGACCACTATAAATTTCCATGACAGGATAGAGAGAGGGGAAAAGCCTATTCCTTTTGTTTTGATAGAGACAGACATGGGAACCAGGGGTTATTCTGAAAGGCAGTTTTCTGATACCTGGGGGGAAACGAATCTTGCAGACGGTTCTGTAACGGCTGATGGATCAGAAACAGCAAACCCTGGGCTTGGCTTTTTAGAATATACGGCAAGGCTTCAATCTGTTTCAAGACCGACAAGGACTATTTCACCAAAGAAGTTAGGGCTTTTAATTGGATACACTCAGAAACAGCAAGCGACTTTAAGGGTTAAACTTGCTAATTATGATCTATATTTTTCAAAGCTTATTGCAAAGGAACCATTTATAACAAAGACTCTTTCAGTTTATGTCGGGTTCTCTGATCTTCCTTTTTCCGAAAGTCTTTTAGTCTTTAAAGGGAATATTGAAAACTTATCTTTAGATCAGAAAGTAATGACCCTTGAGGTTGTCGAAACATCTTTGAATACTGGTGTATTATTTACGCTAAACAGGGCTTCAAGATATACCAATCCTTTGAATACTAATGATAGACTTCCGATTGTATACGGAGATTTAACGGACGGGACCACCGGTAATTATATTATACCTTGTATAGACACTGTTAATTTCGTTTATTGCTTTGCAGACCATGCTGTTCTTTCGGTGGCGAACGGGAATTCTGTTTCGGTCTATGCAAATGATGTTCTTGTGGACCCCGGGGATTATGTTTTTGACGAATCAAACGACTATGAAAGTGAAGGGATTATTTCTACAATAGATTTT